ACTGAAACGAAGGTGGTGAAATGAGCACAACATACTGGCAGGAAGACGTGACGGATGACCAAGAACCAGACCCAGAGCAACAAAGGCGTGACATGATGGTTAACACCTTGACAGAATATCGGCTCAACGTGATGGCTGTTAGCGAAATGTTAGCCATGTGTAGTGCCTACCTATCAGAAGACCTAGAACGTCGCTCTACGGACGATTTAGAAGGCTTGTACGCGCAATTGGTAGGCAATGAGTCACAGGAGGTACATTGACATGCGATGCAAGGCATGTAATGCACTCATGGAAGACACAGACAAAGGTGATCTATGTCACCCATGCAACGTGGAGTCGATCAAGGCTAGATTCCCAGAGCAAAAGGTGCAGGATAACGATGTCCAAGAATTGTATAACAAACTTTTAGAGGTAAGGAGGTTGACACAAGGAAAATAATGATATACTGGTACTCTAAAGAGAACAAAGGTAAACATTATGTTAATCATTATGATATATCTTAAGTTCTCTTTAGTTAACTTAAGTAAACTTTAGAGGTAGATAACATGGCAGTAGTAAGTGGTAAAGCAGCATTCGCTCACTTGGACAGCACCGAGGTGTATAACGGACAGGACACAGGACGGTATACCCTAACTGTAACCTTGGACGATGACAATGCACAGATCTTGTCTGAACAAGGTGTAAAGCTGAAGGACTACAATGGAGACAAGCAACGCAAGTTTGCTAGTAAGTTCAACGTTAAGGTGATTGATGCTAACGATCAACCCTTTGTGGGTAACATTCCACGGGGTTCTGTGGTACGCCTAAGCTACAAAACAGGCACTCCGCACCCTGTACACGGCACACCTACATACCTTAATGCTATTAGGGTTGTAGAGGTAGCCGAGGACAGCAGTGGGATAGATGCAGAGCTATAGGCACGGCAAGGATGATCCGTTTGTAAGGCATGAACCATGCCCCAAATGTGGTTCTAAAGATGCACTGGCTCGCTATAGCAGCGGGTCAGCGCATTGCTTTTCAGCAGGTTGCGGTCATCACGAACAATCAAATGGCAATGTAGTAACACTACAGCCCCAATCAAGGAGGCCATTAGAAGATATGACATCATCAGGTGTTGTTGCAGCTATACCCGACAGAAGACTTAGCCAAGAGACGTGTAGAAAGTACGGTGTCATGGTGGAGTACAACGCTGCCGGTGAGATAGCAAAGCACATATACCCCTACTACAGCACCGACAGTGACGAACTAAAGGCCACAAAGATACGCCATGTGAAAACCAAAGACTTTCACGTTACAGGCGATATAACCACCAATGTGGGCTTATTTGGTCAACAGACGTGCAAAGGTAAGGGTAAGTACATAACCATCACAGAAGGCGAGGTAGACGCTCTCAGCGTGTCTGAAATGTTCGAGCGTAAGTGGGATGTGGTCTCATTGCGTAACGGTGCATCATCAGCAGCCAAAGAGATAAAGGAAAACCTAGACTTCCTCGAAGGTTACGACAATGTGGTGGTTTGCTTTGACGGTGACAAGGCAGGCCAGCAGGCCGTGGACGACATCAAGGACTTGTTTTCACCAAGCAAGCTAAAGATAGTAAAGCTACCCTTAAAGGACGCTAACGAAATGTTAGTAGCCAACAAGGTGCGAGACTTTACCGGCGCATGGTGGAATGCCAAGGTGTATCAACCTGACGGCATTGTTCAGGGTAGTGATACGTGGGATGCCTTGACCAACAAGATTAAGGTAAAGTCAATACCTTACCCTTGGCAGGGCTTGAACGTCTACACCAAAGGCTTTAGACCATATGAGCTAGTGACGATAACGTCAGGGTCAGGCATGGGCAAGAGCCAGATAGTGCGGGAGTTAGAGCACTACCTACTAAACGCCACAGAGGACAACATTGGAATCCTAGCATTGGAGGAAGATGTAGCAAGGACAGCACTGGGAATCATGTCGGTACACGCTGACTGCCCATTGCACCTTGAGGAAGACTTAGACACTGACATGGCATTCCCTATCTGGGAGGAAACGCTAGGCACAGGCAGGTACTACTTGTTTGACCATTGGGGTAGCACCAGCGAGGACAATCTGTTGGCTAGGGTCAGGTACATGGCTAAGGCTTTGGACTGCAAGTGGATCTTCCTAGACCACCTGTCCATTGTTGTGTCAGCACAGGATAACGCCGATGAGCGCAAAGCCATTGACGCTATTATGACCAAGCTACGGTCACTGGTGCAGGAGCTAGGCGTAGGTTTGTTCCTTGTGTCACACCTAAAGCGTACCCAAGGCAAAGCACACGAGGACGGTGGGCAGATTAGCCTAAGTGAACTAAGAGGCTCACAGGCTATCGCTCAGCTATCCGACATGGTGATAGGCTTGGAACGTGACCAGCAGGACGATAACCCTGAGAAACGCAATACAACCACAGTGCGTGTTCTCAAGAATCGGTACTCAGGTTTGACAGGGGCTTGTTGCTACCTAAAGTACGATAACTTTACTGGTAGAATGTCAGAGACTAGCAAGCCAAAGGAGGATGCAGTCAATGAGCTATAAGCCTATGTTCCTTGACATAGAGACGAATGGTCTTGACCCTGATACCATATGGGTAGCTGTGACTATGCAGGACGATGTAGTACATGCTCACTATGATCGTGACAGTCTCTCACAGGCTCTCACAGGTAACTTCCCTGTAGTAGGGCACAACCTGATAGGCTTTGACCTACCAGTGCTGGATAAGCTATGGGACATCACAGTGGACAGAAGCAGAGTCAGGGACACCTTGGTGTTATCAAGACTTGCTAATCCCCAACGTGAAGGTGGTCATAAGCTGGCAGTATGGGGCGGCAAAGGAGACCATGATGACTGGACATGCCTGTCAAAGGAAATGGTTGACTACTGTGTGCAGGATGTCCGTGTGACAGCTAAGGCATACAACAAGCTAAAGCTAGAGCTACGTAAGTTTAAGCAGGAGTCCATTGACCTTGAGCATGAGGTACAGTGGATCATGCAGGAGCAAATACGCAATGGCTGGCTCTTGGACATGCGACATGCTATAGACTTGCTTGCTACCCTAAAGGAACGTAAGCTGGTTGTTGAGGACGAAGTACACAAAGTATTCAAGCCCAAGTGGGTTGACGTTAAACAGGTAGTGCCGAAGACTAAAAAAGATGGCAGCTTGTCTAAAGTTGGACTCACCGACGATGAATACCAACAGGTACAACAGTCAGGCGATAGGTCTCCCTTTATGCGTAGAGCATTGAAGCCATTTAACCTTGGCTCAAGACAGCAGATAGGCGAGTACTTGATTGACTTTGGATGGGAGCCTTGCAAGCTAACGCCTACAGGTCAACCAATGGTAGACGAAGCAGTGCTGTCTACTGTCAAGGACATACCACAGGCAGCATTGATTGCTGAGTACCTGATGTTACAAAAACGTGTAGCACAGGTACAGTCATGGGTTGATGAAGCTGACCCAGAGACAGACAGAGTGCATGGCTACGTTAACACCAACGGCGCTGTAACCGGCAGGATGACGCACTCTAAACCTAACTTAGCCCAAGTCCCGGCAGGATACTCACCGTATGGCAAAGAATGCCGACAGTGCTGGATTGCTAGAGACGGCTATAAACTTGTGGGTTTTGACGCTAGTGGCCTAGAGCTACGCATGTTGGCCCATTACATGAACGACGAGGACTATACGAATGAAGTCATTGGAGGAGACATCCATACTGCTAACCAGCAGCTTGCGGGACTTGAATCACGAGATTCAGCAAAAACTTTCATCTACGCGCTGCTGTACGGCGCTGGAGACGCAAAACTTGGTACGGTGGCGGGAGGAGGCGCAGGCGCTGGTAGACTGCTTAGAGAGCGATTTATGTCTAATCTCCCAGCATATGCAGATCTTAAAGGAAGAATTAGTCAAGAGGCAGTACAGGGTTGGATCAATGGACTAGATGGTAGGCTACTACACATCAGGTCAGAACATGCAGCCTTGAACACCTTACTCCAAAGTGCGGGTGCAATTGTAATGAAAAAAGCCTTGTGCTTGTTACAAGAGTATGCTAAACTATGGGGTCTTGATTATTACTTTGTAGGGAATATCCATGATGAAGTACAAGCAGAAGTCAGAGAAGACCAAGCAGACAAGTACGGAAGGCTCGCAGTCTCCTGCTTGGAAGCAGCAGGAATTGAACTTGGGCTTAACTGTAAGCTCACAGGAGACTACAAAGTTGGAAGTAGTTGGGCAGACACCCACTAAACTTTGCGCCAAATGCGGGGTAGTTTTGGAGCCTAAAAAAAACTGGAGTGTTTCAAGAGAAAGTAAAAATGAGTTAATTTGCCGCCCCTGCAAAAATAAGTACAACAGTAAAAGGATGTGGGTTAACGGTAAACACATTTCTAAAAAGCATCCTTTGTACAAACCCGGACGTTACAAGTCCTTTGGTGATGCAGCCTTTGAGTCTTTAGATAACTACAAGACTTCAAAGCAAGGGCAAGTGTACATTTTGTACAGCCCTGCTTACCCTAGCTGGGTTAAGATAGGCATGGCAGTAGATGCAGAGGACAGGCTCAAGCAATTTCAAACAGGTAGCCCATACAGGGATTACATCTTGATAAAGGCTTATGACACTGATGACAGGCGCAAAGCAGAGAGTGAGATACATGAGTTACTGAGGAAAACTTATGGCAATAGGAATGAATGGTTTGTAATTGCTGCACCAGTAGCTGAACGTATACTAGATGGATACTTCAATGAAGACAACTAACACCCTGATAGATGACATTTATGCTTTGGTGAAAACTAAAACACCGGATAGGTCAGTGGACGCTGAACAAATCATAGATGACTTTGGTGAAGCATGTAAAGACCTTATGCGTAAAGAGTTTACCAGTCGTGGTAGCTTTGATGGGCGCAAGTTGCGTATGTCCAACATAGGCAAGGACGACAGATACCTGTGGAACCATTACAACAATGTGGGGCCGAAGGAGAAAATGCAGCCACATACGCTTGTAAAGTTTATGTACGGTCATTTGATTGAGGAAATGTTGCTCCTGTTTGTGCGTCTAGCTGGTCATACAGTGACACATGAGCAAGCACAGGCCACCGTAGAAGGTATCTCAGGTAGCATGGACTGCAAAATTGATGGCATAGTGACTGACGTTAAGTCAGCCAGCAGCTATGGCTTCAAGAAGTTCAAAGATGCTACGCTTGCATTTGATGACCCCTTTGGGTACATAGATCAAATCAAAGGATACGCTAAGTCTGAAGGTGAGACACAGGTAGGCTGGCTGGCTATGGACAAAGCTAACGGTCACTTGACTTACCTGAAGTATGACCTAGAGGATACACAGGCTCCTGTCTATGAAGCTCTCAAAGGTGACATAGAAGATCGCATCATCCACATAAAGGAGATGGTACAGCAGGAAAAACCCCCTGAACTATGTCATCAGCCTGTACCTGATGGTAAGTCAGGAAACATGAAGCTGGCTACAGGTTGCTCTTACTGTCACTTCAAACATGCTTGCTATCCTGAACTACGTACCTTCCTGTACTCTACAGGGCCACGTTACTTAACGGAGGTGGTAAATGAGCCTAAAGTCCAAGAGATTACGTAGGGCTAGTATCTACAGGTCTGGTCTTGAAAAGAAGTTTGCTCAGCTAGTACCAAAGCGTAGATACCTGTATGAGCCATATGATGTACCATACGTGATGCACAGGAAGTACAAGCCAGACTTTGTTGACAAGAAGACAGGCGACTACATAGAGACTAAAGGTTTCTTTAGGACAGGAGATACCCAAAAGTACACTTCAATACGTGATAGTATTGCACCCACTAAGTTAATTTTTGTCCTGTCTGACCCTAACAAGAAGGTCAGGAAAGGTTCTAAGATTACAATGGGGCAATGGTGCCACAAGGAAGGCTTTGAGTTTTACACAGTTGATGAGTATGTAGATCATGTCACTAACAATGGATGAAGTCAGAGAACGTGTCTTAGCGAGATACGACGCAGAAGACTTGTTAGAAGCCTTGGACATAACGTCCGAGGAACTACTTGACAGGTTTGAAGATAAATTTATTAACCGTTTAGCCTTCTTTGAAGAAGACGTAGACGGAGAACTAGAGGATGACAAGGCAGATGAAGATGAGTATTGATGACGCAACCCCAGAAGAATGGAACAAAGTAAACAGGAAGAAAGACTGGGAGTGGATGGATGAAGTAGTGGTTAATGACCACCCCTTCTTTGGAGATAAACCGGACAA